ATAGATGGAAAGTAGAAGCTTTCCAGAGTGGAAGTGGTAGCTATGTGGGATTCTATCTAAGTGGAAGTGGTGGGTATGCAACTGCAAGCGTAAGTTCATCTATATATGATGGAACATTCCATAGCATAACCCTACAACGTAACGTAGCGAGTGATGTTACATCAAGTGATCAAACCTATACGCTAATTGCTAAAAAAGTTAATTACGACAAAGTTGTAGCGACACAAACAGCTAGTTTATATGTAAGTGGATCTAGTGGGTCTTATAACAATTCTTTTGTAACTGGAGGTAGTGATTTATGGATTCCAGGATCTGGATCATTTACGTATGCACAATCGACATCAATGGCTATCTTCACTGGTAGCGTGCAAGAGTTAAGATACTGGTCAACAGCACTTCAAGATGTAATATTAGACAATCACGCACTTGCACCAACTAGCTTTCAAGGAAATACAGATGAGGTACATACCGGATCAACTTCCAGTTATTACGATTTAGCATTTAGATTGTGCTTAGGTTCAGATAATAAAAAAATAAACTATAATATTACCTCGAGCGCAACTTCTCAGCATCCAAATCAATTTGAACCAAACTTTAGTGGTAGCATAGCTAAAACAGCTAACTTTTATAGATTTACAACAACTGCCTCTGGATCACTATACGAGCCGATAACAGAAAGACATTCACTTGAATGGCCAGATTTAGGCGGCAACCGAAGTATTGGCAATAAGATTAGAATTGAAAGTACAACAACAGCCGGTACAACAGAGTTGTGGAGAGACAATAGCGTACAAAGGAGTCTGTCAGATTCACAACCACCAGATAGCCCTCGATTAGGAGTATACTTTTCACCACAAAATGAAATTAATCAAGATATCGCAGAGCAATTCGGAGGAATAAGTATTGACGATTATATTGGCGATCCAAGCTACTTAGCACTAGATCATTATCCAGCTTTAGATAAACTAAAATGGGAGTATAGTAAAAAATATACTTTAGGAAGAAATAACGCTCAAAACTATATTAGATTAATTAAGTATTTTGATGCGTCATTATTTCAACTAATTAAAAAGTTTGTTCCGCATAGAGCCAATACTCAAACTGGTTTAGTAATTGAACCAACTATTATTGAAAGAGCAAAAGTCAGAGCAACAGTTCCATCCTATGAATCGCTACACTATAGTTCATCTATAAATGTCGGACCAGAAGCTCTATGGACTCCAGGTGGAGCTATCCAAGATGGAGATGGAGAACCTTTTAGAAATCAGCCTGGTTCAGCTAATAATGGATATGTACCTGAAGGAGTAATAGGAGGAGATGAGGGTGATTACTTAAGACTGAGTGGAGAAGAACAACGGGTATCGGAATACAACGATATTGTTCAGTATCCAACTTACGATTATCAAGCTCCAAGACAGAATATAGACATGATGCCGGACTTTGGAAGTCCAGTAATCGATTACGTCGTAATAGATGGAACTGACATACTACTAACACCTACGTTTGATGATAGCTATGCAAATGAGTTTAACCGATTAGGTTTAGACGATAATCCATCAACTAGTGGAAGCATGGCTGCTCAAATAGATCTAGGTACTTCTCAATACGGAAGAGATACGAGAGTTCTAGGTTCTCAGTATACGTTTACGACTTGGGCAACAAGTGGTAGTGGATCAACTACTTCAGCACCATATCGAATTACCAGCAGTCACTATGCATACAGCGAAGCACTTAGTCCAGCAATATTAACAGCAAGATATAGTGAAATCATAGACAACAATGATGATGTGTACGGTCTAAATGTATATGCAAATAATGCATTTACTGGTAGCTATGCGTTAGAAACTGGTTCAACTATTTTCACAGCATCAGCTGCTTTTCAATCTAACCTTTGGACTTCTCAGTACGGCTTGCGTATATCGAGCTCATTTACAGCTAGTACTGGTCTTTATGGTACTGGTTCTTATGGAGTAGCTACATATGGTGCTAATGTTGTTCCTACAAGTCCAACTGGAGCGCTTCATTGGAGAATGGACAATCAAAAAGGATTATATTACTATAACAATACAGGAGCACCAGCGTTAGCTTACTCAGGATCTGCTACACTTCATGCTTTTTACTTTGAATCGGAGCAAAAACAAACATATGACTATATGTACGATGTTAGTATAACTTTAAACGCTCTGGCAGCAACTGGTTCTATAATGTTATATTACGGCAGCTTTAGTTCAATATACACCCAAGCAATAACAATTCCAGCAACACCAACTACATATACATACAGAACACGAGCAGATGGCAATGTGCTAGGAATGGTATTAGCAGTATCAGCTTCCACAGCTGGAGGAGGCTTGGAGATAAGAAACCTATCAGTTAAGTCAGTAAATTATAGAGCAGAAGTCCAGGATTTTCACTTACGAGATAGTTATGGAATGAGAAATGCTCGGTACGATGGCTGCAAGATGACTTCAACAGACTACAACGTAGATAGTACTGATACAGTTGATGGAGGTCCAGTAATTACAATAACAACGGGTAACGGAGTAGAGCTTGTTTCTAATCCAAATCCTAGAGGAAACTTCCAAATTAGGTAGTTTTCTAAACACTAACATATTTATATTAAACCAATAATAATACATACACGTGGGATACTTAGACAACACAACGGTAACAGTAGACGCAATACTGACAAATAAAGGACGTCAACTTCTAGCTTCAGGCGGAAGACTAAACATTGTTAAATTTGCTCTTTCTGACGATGAGATTGACTACGATTTATGGAATCCAGCACACACTTTAGGAACAAATTATTACGGTGCCGTAATTGAAAACATGCCAGTATTAGAAGCGTTGCCAGATGAATCACAAATGCTGCGCTACAAACTTCTTACCTTACCAAAAGATGTAATAGGTATTCCGGTGATAAGTGTCAATCCATCGAGCATTTCGATTACTTCTTTAAAGCAGTCAGTTACTATTTCACCAAGTACATTAAACTTGGCAGGTGGTAATGACGCTGCAGGATATACTGCTATATTAAGCGATGATACAGTTGCTACTTTAGAAGTTGCTCCTGACGGAACAGTTGCTTCAGCTGGAAGATCCACAATAAATAGCACAAGTGCAATCAACACAGTGGCTGATGCTAACTTAGCAAATACAGCAGCTAATTTTATTGACGATGAAGTAACTGGAATGACAACAGCTGGAAAAACAATAACAAAAGTAGGATCTAAATTTATTATCAAAGCTAAGCCACAATCCGGAACAACAATAAAACGTGCATTGTTAACTATTGTAGGAAATGAAACTGGTGGATTTAAGACTGTATCTATTACAGTAGACCCTGCTCAATTTTTAACATTAGATGTTCAAACATCAGCACCATTAAACAGAATATAAACCATGGCAGAGATTTTTAAGTTCTTTACACAAGACGATATAGTATCAGGCGACATTCAGACTATATCACAACCAATATGGTCTGAGAATATGAACCCATACTCTCAATCATATGCTAGTGGTATAGGCTTCTTTACATCATCAACTCAACTTTCACAGTCTGGTGATTATTATATGAACGTCTATCACCGTAATCCACAAACGGATGCAAACGCAGCAGTGCAATTTGCAATAGCTTATGGACATAAGAAGGGTAGTGGATCACATGGTGACGCTAATACGACTGGACAAAACGTAAACGATACTCCTACAAGAGCAATATACTCACAATACCGTAACATGCTACTTCCTCCAACGGATACAGCATTTACTTTTGGAGTGGACACTCCAGACGATATTGTAGTAATCAATGTAGCACGTGCTCGCTTCCGTCAAAAAGTAGATCCAGGAAACTGGGAATTGAGACTAGGAAGTGGTTCTATACCTTCTACCTGGAACACAGCATTTAGAACATTTATTGATGCTAGTGGCCAAGGAGACAGTCCATCAATTAATGAAGCAGGACGTGCATTTGGAATCTACAGTGGCTCAGGAGGCGTTACAGCTTCTTCAACTCAATATGGTTTATTCTACCCAGACCAAGGTGTATATATATTCAACGCTGCAAGATTAAAAACTGAATTAGGAATGGCTTTTGATAGCCGATCAGCAGACGTATTAGATCTTATACCAACCCAACCAAGAAATCACGTAACTATGTCAGCTCGTATTTCTGGCTCATCCTACTTTCAAGCAAGAAGTGAAGAGAAGGTAACTTCTACTCATTACTTTGTAAGAATTACAAACAAGCAATTTAACTTTTCAAACAATCCAACATTTGTAACTGGATCAAGCGGTCAATTCTTACATGCTAGTATGGTGCGTAACCCGAGCGTTTACGTTACAACAATTGGAATGTATGACACAATTAATAGACTTGTTGCTGTTGCAAAGTTGAGTCGTCCTTTACTGAAGTCTTTTAATCGTGAGGCATTAATAAAAGTTAAGCTCGACTATTGATTTAACATAAACCACTCTTTGGATAGTATCCACTGATAGACCCTCCAGCAATTGGAGGGTTTCTTTTTGCAATGATATTTATATGTAATGGCAGGAGTATTTAAGAGTCTCGATAAATCAGATGTACGTATAACACCGTTTAGAACGTACAAGCTTTGGAGTGATGTTATAGAAAACAATCTCAGTGGATCTGTATACACTGTGTACCAAGCAAATTATAATCCTCAATCAAATTATCTACAAGTTGACCCATTAAAGGATACCTTTGATCAAGATAACGCACATTTTGAGCAGTTTGAATTGACAA